ATATTATACGAGAGAAAACTAAGGAATGGCATAGAAGTGAAGAAGGAAGGGCATGGCATAGAGAACATACAAAAGAATCGTTGGCGAAAGTATGGGCATTTCGAGAAATCAGAAAATGTGAATACTGCCAAAAAGAATATGAAGCACGTTATTATAAACAGCAATTCTGTTCTGACAAATGCGGAAATAGAAAAAGAAGAGGATATGGTATTGGTTTTCAAAAAAAATGTGTTGAGTGTGATAAGGAGTTTAATTCTAAAAGGAGTAACACATTGTATTGCTGTGCTAAATGTAAATCAAGATCCAGAAGAAAAAAAGCCAGTATACAACCTTGTAGTTAAAGATGCTGGATGTTATTATGCTAATGGTGTTTTAGTATCTAACTGTGACAGTGCAGCTTCTTTGTGTAGGGCTAAGTATTCCAAAAGAAGTGAAGCCCGCTTGTCAAGGTACGAATGGTAGCTTGCAATTATTTAAAAAGTATGATACTATTCTCATTACTATAACGAATTACGGAGGTCTTTAATGGCCGATACGCTTGATTTTCTAAACTTAAAATCCTCAGAAGTGGTAGTTCCTGAAACAAAGGGAGCTATGCATTATGATGGCTGGAATAATGTCCTTTCTGGTATGGGTACTTCTAGGGATAAACGTAGATATACTTCTTTTAGTGCGAGTACTCTTTTAGATAGTGCTTTCCTTACTAATATGTATATGGGTGATGGTCTTGTTGCTCGCATTGTTGATACCTTTGCTGATGATATGACAAGAGAATGGGGTTATGCTAAAAATGATCCTATGATTAAAAAGACAGGTAGAGGTGTAATTGAAGCTGGCTTAGATAAACTAGATGCGCAAACATATATTAACCAATGTGTTAAATGGGAACGTTTATTTGGTGGTGCTTTGCTTTATATTGGAGCTATGGATGGTAATGAGCCTTCTTCTCCTCTTAATTTAGAAGGTATTAAATCAATAGAATATCTTAAAGTTATTGATTTACCCAATATATTAACTTATGATTGTGTTTTTAATGAGGACCTTAAATCCCCTAATTTTGGTAAGATAGATTTGTATGCTGTGCAAATTAGTGTAAATAATATTTGGCAAAAAGTGTATTTACATTCTTCACGATGTATTCCCTTCTTTGGAAGGAAAGTACCTGAATCTGCTAAGAGTATTAGTGATGACCAAAAATATTGGGGTATCTCAGAAGTACAACCTATTTGGGAGTATTTAAGAGATTTCACAAGTGCTTTCGGTGCTGTGTCTGATATTCTATTAGAGTTTATTATTGGTAAATATAAGTTCTCTGATCTTGATGAAATTTTATCTAAGGGAAATGAAGATAGATTAAAGACTCGTGTTAAAGCTATGGATATGACAAAATCAGTATTACATTCTGTTTTACTAGGTACAGATGAGGAATACACTAGAGACTCCGCTACTGTTACAGGTATAGCAGATTTGTTAGACAGGTTTATGATGAACCTTTCTGCTGTTACTCAATACCCTGTTACTAAGTTATTCGGGCGTTCTCCTGCTGGAATGAATGCTACTGGAGAGAATGATTTAAAGAATTATTATGATGCTGTCCGTTCCCAACAAAAGAGTAATACCAGGTATATTCAGAATTTGATAAATATGGTTGCTTCTATGAATAACTTAAAAGGTGAATATCCTTGGATATGGAATCCATTATTCCAGTTGAATGAGGAACAACAAGCTAATGTTGCTCGTATAGAAGCAGAAACTAGTAGAACCTTAGCTGATGCAGACCAAAGAATGATAGTAGAAGGCGTTTTACTTCCAGAGGAAGTATACAAGATGCGTTTTGAAGATGCTCTTGGTCCTAAAGATTTTGAAGCCATAGAACAAGCTGATTTGGAAAAAGAGTTAGAAATAGCTAAGAGTATGCAGACCGCTATTCCAGAAGGTAAAGAAAAAGGAAGTGGTAATGAATTACCTAGTTCTAAGGGAACAGATAAAAAATTACAGAAGAACGCTAAATAGAGGACAAAGATTAGCGTCCTATAGAAAAAAACCTTTTAGAATGAAATATCCTCATGCTCAAGAGAAGCAAATACAGAGGATTATTTCCAATATATATAAGAAGTATACTGATAAGATTATTACTCATTTAAGGCAAACTATTCCTATATCTCTTAACAGACAAGATGATTTTGCTTCTGATTTTACGATTTTTATGAGAAACCTAGAGAAAGAAGCATATATAGAATTTTCAGAAGGTTTTAGTCTAGCAGGAATAACAGATAAAATACTTGAGTTTATGTTACGTTATAAAGAAGAAGAAATAGCCGAGTACATGAAAAGTGTAACAGGTAGATATTTTTATGGAACTACCGAATGGTGGGATCTTGTAAAAACTGAATGGGTAAATACTTTAAGTATTTCTGTTGCAAATAATGCGAAAGACTATCTTGATTCTATTCAGGATATAGTATATAATGCTATTAAAGATGGAAAGAGTAGAGATTTTATTATTGGTGCAATATTAAAATCTAATAGTAATCTTTCTATTGGCAGAGCTACTTTCTTAGCTAAAGATATGACTGGAAGATTGAATGGTATTATAGAGCAACAACTCCAGCTTAGTTTAGGTATTGAAGGTTATTTTTGGCAAACTATGAACGATGAAAGAGTTCGTGGAAAGCCAGGGGGAGTCTATGCAGGACATATTCCTAGTCATTGGGCTATGGAATCTAAAGTCTGTAAATGGGCAGATCCTTCTGTAATATCGTATGACATTGGGAAAACGTGGGTTCCTCGCTCTACAAATATGCCTTATAAACATCCAGGTCAGGATTGGCTGTGTAGGTGTTCTGGTGCCCCGTTTTCCTTTTCTTTACTTAGAGAAATAGATAAAGAACTTTTATTTGAAAAAGGGGCGTCTAATGGCTAGATTATCTCAACAAATTATAGATAAGATACAAGAAGCTGCTGAGAAAATATCTTATGGTTCTATTAATATAATTCTGATTGATAATTTGAATACAGTTGATATTGAAGTTAATGAAAGAATTAGATTAGAAAAAGGGAAACCACATAGAGCTGGAGAAATAGTAAATAAAAAGGTAACTTTACACCAAGGATAGGTACTTGATTTTATTAAAATAATGTGATACAATACCTAGAGTTATAAGCTAACCGAATAACGGAGGCCAAAGTAATAATACTTTGGTCTTTTTTTTTGGAGGATATTATGGAACCAATGGAAGAAGAAGAGATGGAAGAGATGAATAAATGTCCTTCATATAATGAAGCCGAATGTAAAAAAGGGAATTGTAATGATTCCTGCTCTAAAAAGAAAAAAAAGATGGATACACAGGTCACAAAAGTAAAACGATGTGATGTGTATGAAGATGATTGGAATTTCTCTTTTAAGGAAACTCCAGAAGGTTATTTAATAGGTAAGGCTGTTGTTACAAATATAGGAGTATTTCAATACATGAATGCAGACGGATCTATAAGAAGAGAGCTTCGCTTGCCAGAAGAAGTATTCAAATTTGATTCTATGTGGTCATTAAGGGGTAAACCTATAACAAACGATCATCCTTCCGAAAGAGTAACTGTTGATAATATTAAAGAATTAGCTGTTGGTAAAACAGAAGGTGATCCAATATTTGATTCTTACTTTTTATCAATCGGTTTAGTCTTTGATGATAAAGATGCTATCCAGGCAATTAAGAATGGAAAGCGTGCTTTATCTTGTGGATATGATTGTGAATTAGAAATGGTATCTGGTAATTTTATGGGAACACCTTATGACGCTATCCAGAGAAACATTACTTATAATCACATATCATTAGTAGACAAAGGACGTGCTGGAGATGCAGCGATGATTCGGCTGGATTCAACAGACGCCTATATAGTTCATAGTAATGAGGGGGTTCAACAAGTGTCTGAAACTTTAAGGACAATTACCCTTGATAGTGTAGATTACAAAGCAGAAGATAAAGTCATTGATGCCTATAAAGCAGCTTTGGCACATGTCGATGAGCTTAAAGCCACTAAAGATTCTTTAGTAGCTGAAAAATCAACTATACAAGCGGAAAAAGATGCTTTGCGTGAGAAACTAGATACTCTTCAAAAAGATTTTGATGAGATGAAGGCTAATCATATTGACAAAGCTGAAGTAGATGCTTTGGTTCAAGCAAGAATTTCTTTGCGTGAAGTTGCTAAAAAAGCAAAAGTGGAAGTAAAAGATTCTGATAGCGACCATGATATTATGGTAGCTGTTGTAAAAACTCTTGCTCCTAAAGCTAAGTTGGATGGTGCTGATGAGGCATATATTCAAATGCGTTACAAAATTGTAGTAGAAGATATGGAAGAAGTTACGCAAGAAGTTGCTGATGCTGCTAACAGATTGCTTAATGCTCAACCAAAATTAGATTCCGAGCCTACTGATTCTGCCGAGTCAAGACGACAAGCAATGGAAGAACGTATTTTCGGTAAGAAGAAATAGGAGGTAGATAATATGGCTGCTTATGGTTTACAAGATAATGATGTAGCTGGTGCTATTTTTGGTACTGAGATGGATATTGAGACAAAGGTAGTTCCTTCTGGTGTTACTTTTGCTTTTGGTAGTGCTGTCTTTGTTGATGCTGGTGATGAGGAGAAGGCTTATGTGCCTGATTCTACAGACGGCTCTTTAAAATTTCTTGGTGTAGCTCCTATTTCTCATAGGTCCTACGATGGTGCTGAGGATGTATATGTAGCATTCCAAGACATGAATGTTCTTACTAAAGGACAGATTTATGTAACAGTAGCTTCTGGTCTTAGTGCAATTGCTAATGCTACTGCTTATGTTATTGATGATTTAAATGATGCTCAATATGGGAAGTTCACAACTCTCAATAGTGCAGCTACTTACGCCATTGGCGGTTATTTCCGATCCAATGTAGCAGATGGCCTTGCTCGTGTAGAGCTTCGTGGTTTGAACTAGGAGGAGAAATAAATGACTGATATGAAACTAGATGCTGTTATCTTTGAGAAACAGTTAGAGTTTGTAAAATCCGCAACGTATGATGAGATAAATAGTGATTTAAAAGCTTTTACTCTTTTACCTGTTACTTCTGAAATGCCTGACTGGGCAACAGAAATGACATGGAGAGCATATAAGGGCTATGGAGCTGCTAAGTTCATTGCTGATATGGCTAATGATTATCCAGTAGCAGAAGTTAATGGCGAAGAGTTTACCCGTAAGGTACACAAGATTGGTCTTTCCTACAAATATAGTGAAGATGAACTTGTTAAGGCTGCACATGCTGGAGTACAGCTAGATGCGAGAAAAGCCAAGGCTGTTGCTCGTGGTATTCAGGAGAAATTGGATAGTATTGCTTGGAGTGGAGACACTTCTCATAATATTCCTGGTTTTATCTCTTATCCTGGTATTACAGAGTATACAGTTCCTGCTACTGGTACTTCTGTTACAAAAACATGGTCCACAAAGACCTCAGATCAGATTTTGACTGACCTTTATGGTATTATGAATGCTATTTCTACAGTAACTGATGCTAAGGAACAAGCTAATACTATTATCCTTCCTTATGCTCAATACCTGTTGATTAAGCAGAAGAGACTTTCAGATTATTCTGAAAAGACTGTTCTTTCTTATTTCTTATCAGAAAATCCTGGCGTTACTATTGACTGGTTGAAAGACCTTGATGGTGCTGGTGCTGGTTCTACTGATAGATATATCGCTTATAATAAGAGTGCTGATAAACTTGCTCTTGAAATTCCTCAGATGATGAGGCAAAAAGAAGTTTTCAGAACTGGTGTAAATGTTTGGATGGTTCCTGTTGAAGCAAGAATAGCTGGTGTTATCGTTTACCGACCACTTTCTATCGCTTTTGGAGATGGAATCTAATAGTAAATGTTCTCCCTTCCCCAAAGGAATTCGTTCCGGCGGGGAGGGGTTTTTTCAAATTTTGTAAGGGAGAAATACATGATTTTGAATTGGAAAGGTGACGGAGCTTTGGTGGTTTCACCAATTGATGTTGACCTCTATGAAGAGGCTAACAAGATTGAGGATAGAGTAGAAAGAGAAGGTGCTATAAGGAATCTTATTACACCTATTAAACAAGTAGCCATTATTCCTGGTTGGAATGATGTTGATGATGCTATTTGGTTTAAATGTCGCAAGCATGTAGACGCTCTAATTGATTCTGGTAAGATTGAGGAAATGTCTAAAGAAGTTAAAGACAGTGAAGGTAATACTTCTTATGTAGGTATGACTATTAGCGATTTTAAAACACAAAATAAAGTAAATGGTATATCTAAATTATCTGAGATTATTAAAGGGTGCCATTCTCTTGAAACTTTGAAAAAGTGGAAGAGTATGGATGCTAGGGAAGATATTCGTAAAGAAATTATGGATAAGATGGACTTACTTAACGCTCCACCTGAAAATACATAAAGGAATAGAAAGCAATGGCATTAGCAGATAGAACAGTAAATGAACTAATACAAGCTCTTTGTATGCCTTTATTTCAAAGTAGCTCTTTGGATATATATACTGATTTAGCTACTGAGGAAACAAGTTCAAGTTTTTTTGGGAAGTTCTATAACTATGCCATTGCTCTGCGTGCTAGTCATTATTATACGATTGATGTGCTAAGAGCAAATGGCGATTCCGGTTTGGTTACTGCAAAACAAGAAGGAAGATTACAAGTTAGTTTCCTTCATAATATGAAAAGAGCAAGTAGTTCCGATTTAGGAATGACACAGTTTGGCCAACGGTTACAGAGTTTAATTCATTCAAGAGGACCTATTGCTTCTGTTTCTGTAACTGATTTTGATTTGGATGCAGACGTATCTTTACAAATATCTGGAGAATTTTATTAATGTTGTTAGGCAGAAGTCAACCTATAGAAATATATAGACTCACAACTGCAACAGGTATAGATAATTGGGGAGATCCTACTTACAATTATGTAACTACATTTAGTGGAGTAGTACAACCTTTTGCCTCTAATGAAGGGGTAAGAAATGAACAAAGATTTAGCAATATACAACATCTTATTACTTGTGCAAGTGGTATAGATGTCTTAAAAGATGATGAATTAAGAATAAACACTAGATATGAAAGAATAGCTTATATTGAAGAATGGTATAGCGATATTATATCACATAAAGAGATATATACAACAGATAGTCAATGGGATAGATCATTATGAGTGAAGATTTTGCAACCAGAATGGAAAAAGCTTTATATAAAGTAGCAGAATCTATTCTTAATGATTCTGGAGAAGAAGGTGTATCTATTCTCAGACAAAAATTAGAAGATGGTTCCGAGAAACAAGTAGTAACAAAAAGACTATACGATTCTATATCTTGGGCAACAGATAAAGCACAAAACAGACATACTGGTGTTGCTAAAAATAGCGATTTAGTAAATAAACCAATGGAAAAATTAACTTTAAATATAGGTACAAATGTACCTTACGCTAAGTATGTGGAATTTGGTTCAAAGCCAATAGGACAAGGTGATGGTACAAGTGCAGAGCCAGGTAAGTTCAGAGATAAAATATATGCTTGGGCAGAAGAAAAATGGGGTAAGTCTGAGACAACAACTGAAATAGCAGAAAAAATAATAAGGGATATAGCAGAACATGGAACTACTGCTCATCCTTTTTTTGAACCTTCTGTATTAGAGATTTTAAATAAGGCAAAGTCTATTTTGAATTCTCAATTTAAAACATCTTTTGCTAAATACTTTACACCAGGTGTTACAATTGTAACAGATAAAGATATAAGGGTTTCAACCTCTATAGCCATGAGTAATACGAGGGCAGGATGATAGAGCAAGCAATAGTTAGTTATCTTAACAATAATTCTGCTGTTACTACTGCTTTAGGTGGTAAAAAAGTTTATTATAGGAGGGTTCCACCTACAATAAAGATGCCCTGGGTTGCTGTTACTAATTCTGGTGGAATGAGAAATAGGATAACGAAAACTATTACCGATACTTTGGACACCTTAACTATTTATGTAGAGGATGCTAACCAATTTAGAGGTAGAGAGATAGCAGAGGCAGTAATGCGTGCTTTGGAGAATTATAGAGGGGATATGAGTCCTGAAAAGGATTTACATATAAGATGTGGTTCGATAAGAGATTTAGACGGATGGCAAGATGCGTTTAAATATATTGTAACGGCCTATGTATTATATAAGGAAACTACACAGTTTCCGAATTAATGGAGGTTTAAATGGCTTCGGATATTAAACGCCTAATTGGCGATGACGGTAAATTGGTGCGAGCGAGTGTAGGTGCGGTTGCCCATACCACACTTTCTGGTTTGAATTGGTATAAGATTGCTGCTAAAAAAACAGTATCTGATTTTGGTGATTTGGCAGTAGGAGATTACTATTATGCTCCAGCTAATAAATCATTAAGTGGTGGCGATACTGCATATTTAGTATCAACTACAGACATGGCTGATCTTTCTGGTTGGTCATTAGAGTTGTCTGCTGATGAAGTAGAAGTAACTGTAATGGATGATACTTATAAGAAGTATCGAAAAGGTAAGTTGGATGCTAATGGAACTTGCTCTTTCGTATTTATTAGAGGTACGACTGATGATGCAGATGGATTAGCAAAATACTTTATGAAGATTGCTACTATTGCTGCTAATGGAGATGTTTCCTCTGTTTCTAATAGATCAAGTGATTCCTTAGTTCTTATCGGTTATCTTGATAAAGAAGAGACTGCTGGTGATTACTTCTTAGCAACTGCTTTTGAAGTAGAGTTCATGAACTTCTCTTTACCAATGAATAGTTCAGAGGCTGTAACGATGGAAGTACCTTACCGATTAGTTGGTGGTACAGATCCTGTTCTTTACAAAGTAACAAACGCTTAGTTTTAATTCTCCCTAGCCTTTATTGGCTAGGGATAAATCATAAGGGAGAAAATGATGGTAGTAAGTTTAGATTTAGTGAAGGAATTCACACCTGAGTGGAACGGGAATAAATTGGATTCTAACCCAATTACAGTAAGTTACAAAGCACCAACCATGCCTTTGGTTGAAAAACTTGTACCTAAGCCAGTATATATGCTTAAAACAAAAGCTGATGGTACTAGTGATGGTGGTGAAATGGAAATTACTCTTGACACAAAGAAAATAATTTTAGCAATGGTTACAGAAATTCGTAATTTGGAAGTTATGGGAGCTGATGGTAAGACAATGCTTATCAAACATGCTTCTGATTTATATGGTGAAAATACACCTTCTATTATCTCTGGTCTATGCGATGAGATTGGTGTTCATTTACAGGGTATTCTATCTAAAAAGGCAGAAGATCCAAAAAACTAAGACTTGCTTATCGGCTATTCCGAGCTGGTGAGCATGATAGAAAAATCATAAAGGGCAGAGAAAATGCTGCCCGAATGGTTTTTGAAGGAAAAGTAATTAGGGCTTATGAAGTAGCTCAATATATGACTGAGTACTTCTACAGTGCCTTACAAGCATGGCAGTTAACAAAGATGTGGGGATTAGCCCACGGTGCTGGTTGGGCTAACGAGACTGTTGAATATGTAGAGGCTATTTCCATTTTAGAAAGCGAAAGCAATAAAATGGAACAAGAAGAAATGGATAAACGGTCTGAGGAAATGAAGAATAAGAGCAAGAGTAAAGGGAAATAGGCACTTTGAGGAGGATATTAAATGCCAGGTAATTTTAGTGAGCAAATGATTATCCAACTCAAAGTGCAAATGGAACAAGCACTAAATGATTTAAAAAAGTTTAATGGAGCTATGCAACAAGTAGCTGTTGGTTCTCAACAATATATGGCTGCTTTAAACAGAAATGCAAGAAGAACAGAAATAGCTTATAAAAATTTAGGAAATTCAAGCCAAGCTATCATAGAAAAGAATGAGATACTAAAACAGGGTTATGTAGAGGTAGTTAAGGCATTAGGGCCAGCTTCTAAACAAGCACAGGCAATATTAGGCCAAATTGAAGCTAATAATAAAGCTCAAAGAGAAAGTGTTAAGCAATCAACAACAGTATTAGAAAATTTCCAAAAAGCTCTAGGTGGAGCTAAGGGTCTTGACAAGATCAAAGCACTAGGTGAAGCTTTTAAACAAAGTAACGCTCAATTAAAACCATTAGCTGATAATATAAAAAATAAATTAACAGGTGCCTTAGATAATATGTCTAATGGTGCCTTATCTGCATTTACTCAATTAGGACAAGCAATTGGTTTATCTACTAAAGCATTAGGTTTAATAGGTGTTGCTATAGCTGCTGTAACTGTAGCGTTTCAACAAGCACTGGTACCTGGTATAAAATTTAATATGATGCTAGAACAACAAGCAATAGCATTTAAAGTTATGTTAGGCGGAGCTGATAAAGCAATTGACATGATGGAGCAATTAAAGGCTGTATCTTTAACTACACCTATAGGATTAGAGGAAGGTGCCTCTGGTGCTAAACAATTATTAGCTTATGGGTTTGCACAAAAAGAAATAATAAAAAATCTTAAAATGATGAAAACCGTTGCTGCTGCTGTGAATGTTCCTCTTAATGATATGGTTTATGTTTATGGTACTTTAAGAAGTCAAGGTAGAGCATACACAAGAGATATTATGCAGTTTGCTATGCGTGGTATACCTATTTATGAATATTTAGCGCAAGTTTTAAAAGTAGATACTTCTCAAATTAAACAAATGGTAGAGAGTGGTAAAGTTGGTTTTAAAGAAGTAGAAATGGCTATGCAAGCTATGACAGGGCAAGGTGGAAAGTTCTTTAATATGCTTGAAGAGTCTATGAAAACTACGCAAGGTAGATTGACAGTATTACAAAATACTTGGAGAATGTGGACAGGTGAAATGGCTAAAGTGCCTACAGCTATCTTCAAAGATATGTTAAAAGATATGACATTATTTGTCAAATCAACTTCTTCTATAAGAATGCTTTTATCCGCTGTTTTTACAATTCTTACTGCTACTGTTTCTGTCATTGTCAAGTTAGCGAATGTAGTTATGGCTTCTATTACTGTATTTCAAGCATTCTTTCGTGTTATAGAAGAAATAACTAAGGCTATCGGTAATTGGGCTATGAAGATTCCTTTAATAAAAGAAATTGCTAATTGGTTTAAAACTGCTGGTGGTGCTATACAAACCTTTTTTAAAGGTGTCGGTAACGAGATAATGAAGGCTTATGATAATCTTTTAAAATTTGTGAATAAACAAAAAGGTGTTACAGTACCAGTTGATTATGGAGTTACAGCCAATAACGCAGGAAAAGGTACACCAGAGATGCCTAATTGGAAAAATATAGTAGATAATTCTACAAAAGGGTTAAATCTATATAGTAAAAACTTATTTACAATTGGGCAAAATTCTCAACTTATAGCAGATAAACTTAATGTGTCGTGGGAATATATAGCTCGTTCTATTGCTGAAAATGTTAAATTATCACAAGATGAACTAGATAAGTTGTTATCTACAGAAGGTACTTTTAATTCAGGTGATTTTTTTGGAAGATTTAAAGAGATAGTGCAAACTAACTTTAGTGGTGGTGTTACTAGTTTTACAAGTGGGGTAAAAGCTGCACAAGAAGTATTAAAATCTTTTGGTGTAGATAATTTAACAAATGATCTTGTTAAAGTTGCTGATGTTTTTAAAGGTAATACAGACGTTATAAATGAGGAAAGCCAAGCTATAATCAAAAATTACATAACACCTATAAAGAATGCTATTGATGCAATGAAGCAGGATCCTCTTATTTCTGCGAGTGATGAAGGCAATAAAATGCTCGACATATTTGTTGCTAAATATTATGAGTTATTACAGCTGAATGATAAATATGGTGTTGGGTTGAAAGATGATTTGAAGTTAATGGAGAAGCAAGACAATGCCTTAGAATCTCTTATGAAT